CATGAGGCACTCGACATCGAAGTCGACGTACACCCTTGATGGACCCATTCCTTCCCAGTACTCCCTTTCGGGGTGGTACGAAGAAGAGATGGAGCGTAAGGAACGATATCCTGTCGTTCCCGTGATACCTTTTCCTCTGCCAACGCTGCCTCTCCTTACGGGGAAGCAGATGTCGATTCTTGGAGCGCTTGCTGTCCTGAAGGGCATCAAGCCCTAAGAGCAGTTTCGCTTCAGGAGAATTTTCTCACATGTTAGGTAACACTTTCGTCTTGCCGCAGGCTGGTGGTGACATCACCTGCAACTTGGTGAATCAGGACGTGTATTCGAGTGAATACAGGTTCACGAATGCGACTGTCAGGTATATTGTGAAAGTTAGACACACCACGGTCAAAGCGACCAGTGTCTATCCTCAATATGACCGCCATAATGTGGAGGTGACGAAAATCACCTTTGCATCGGGGGCCACGCCGGAGTTCTACGAGAAGTTCTTCATAGTACATGAAGTCCTTCCCGGACAAACGTCCGTCGCACTAGTAGATGCCGTTGCTGATAAGCTCATTGCTTCCAGCAACGCTCTCGTGACAGCGCTGATTCAGTGGGAATCGTAAATCCTCGCGGGAAGTCCCTCACTCGTCGTGAGGGGACCGCTGAAGGTTGACTTTCCACCTGATTCTAGAAAGTGACTTGACGCATGGGACACTCATAAGGGGTTTAACCTCGTGTATGTCTAATCGCCATGTCAGTGAGTTGAGAAAGGTATACAAACACATCTTCCAAGATGCTATGTATGCCTTCCCGACGATGAGGATGGAACTTGAGAGAGATCTCACCCATCTTCAAAACGTTGTTGATTCGCGGGGTATCTCCGTTTACTTGGAGACCCTTCCGAAAATCGGCAAGCACCTTGACAGGTGTCTCGCTGGTGGCCAATACTTCCAGTCCGGACTTCCTCTGACAAAGAGGGTCTCGGGCCGTGTACTGATCCCTGCATTCATGCAGGGGTTGTACTTATTGGTTTTTGACAACGCTGGTCGTTTGAAGGACGACGCAAACCTGGAGGCTATCACATTCTTGCGGCAGATTGTCTTTGCCGCTAAGAAAGCTAGCTTCCCTTGCACCGCAGAAAAGATCGCCACGGAAGTGGACGAGTTCTATGCGGTCGATCAAACTATCCCGAAACCACTTCGGTTTTGGGACGGAGAGACCGAGGCTCATGCCTCAACACAGGAGACCTTTCATGGTTTCGAAAAGTCGCCCGAATTCAGGGCAAGAGCTGACGCTCACTCTCGATTTACGAGAGAACTCTCGATCGTCCTTGGGGTCCTGGACAGAGTGTCTGGGATCCTTACCGCCAGTCTTGGGGCTTACAGCCCTTCCGACTGGAGGTTCAAGCACGGACCAGGAGCTGTTGCAGAGTATACTGGAACCGCCAACAAATATGCTTGGCGAAACTGGTCAAATACTCTGGAAGCCGAGTTCCCGTTCGCAGATTATGCTTTCCATAGCTATTCTGCATGGGCGAAACGAAGCGATGATCATCCGGTTGTTGGTTCAGAAGAACCAGCTTCTAGACTTATCGCTGTCCCGAAGTCGTACTCGAAACCGCGGCTTATCGCCGCGGAGCCAAGTGCGAACCAGTGGTGCCAACAGAACATCTGGCACTACTTCATGGAAAGATCCCGAGCTAGCTGGATTGCTCTATTTGTTCACTTCGGTGATCAAACAGTCAATCGCAAACTGGCAAGGGGTGCTTCCAGCGACGGCCGATTGGCTACTGTCGATTTGTCGGCAGCTAGCGATCGTGTTTCTACGAGTGTTGTTGCAGCGGTGTTCCGGGCAAACCCTGGATTACTCCGCGCTCTTCGCTCGTCTCGGACCCGTAGTGTCACCCAGACTCTCAGCGCGCGAGCGCCTGAGGTCATCTGGTTGAACAAGTTCTGCACTATGGGCAGCGCCTGTACGTTCCCTGTGGAGTCGCTCATATTCCTAGCCGTGGCAGTGTCCTGCGTGTTGGTAACGCGCGGGCTTAATGCTACGAACAAGAACATTGAGAGCCTCAGAGGAACCATTTCCATCTATGGGGACGATATCATTGTCCCTGTGGAAAGTCGGGAGCTGTTAATATCCCTCCTCGAAGTACTGTACTTCAAGGTTAATCCTGACAAGTCGTTCTGGGAAGGAAACTTCCGGGAATCTTGCGGGATTGATGCCTTTCGCGGAGTCGACGTGACTCCCGCGTATTGGCATGGCTGGTATGACGGCAAACCAGGTTCGCTAGCGAGCGTGGTGGCGGTGGCAAACAACTTTTACCAAAAGTTTATGCTCTCGACATCATCGTATCTCGCGTCGACACTACCCGGGTTAATACCCGATGTAGCCCAACGATCTGGCGCCTTTGGTTACAAAACTCGCACAGAACCGGACAACAGGACGTTCAAACGTCGCTGGAATTCGGATCTACAACGAGAAGAGATCTACGTTCGGACTCGTATAGAGTCGTCCAGTAGGTCGCCAACCAATGACGACACTGCGTTTCTACAGCTCTTCACAGAGCGCCCTGGACCTGGGATTCCCTGGGTCCATGGTGTTGCGCAGAGACCGCGTCCTCAAGTGAAGACACGGTGGGTATCGCATGACGACCTAATTTCTCAATAGGGTCGAGCATGTGAGGGTGATCCAAATGGTGGCTAACTTGCCTTCGAGTTACACCCCCTTTCTACGGG